AAGAGCAGGCCAGGAATGACCAATTGGCTGTCCAGCTCTCCGACACGAAAGAAAGTCTGCGCAAAACCACCGACCGACTCAAAGGAGATATTGCCCGTGTTACCACACTCTACCGTCGCGCCCTGGATGCGAAACCTGAGCCGCTGCCTGTTGCTGTGTTCACCACTGGCTTTGTCCGCGTGTGGAACACAGCCAACGGAATTGCCGCCACTCCCCCAGTGCAAACCCCGAACAGCTCCAGCCGAACTCCTGCGCCTGCCAGCGGAACCGGAACCACTGATGACCTCGACTCAGGCCTCACCCAGGAACGACTCCTGACCAACCAGGTGCGTAACGCCGAGCTGCATGGCGTTTGCCGGGCGCAGCTCACAAGCCTGATCAATTGGACACGCAATGAAAGCAAGTGACTACGCGAGCGTACTCGAAGCTCTGCACAACGAAAGCGCTTTAGCGACTCATTTGGCACAGCAAGAAGTTTTAACAGGCCCCTCGGCCGAGTTTTGCCAAGTGGCTGATTGCGACATGCCGATCCCAGAAGAAAGGCGCCAGGCCATACCTGGTGTGCAACGTTGCGCGCTGTGCCAAACACGTCGCGAAAGGAGCAAGGCTTGATGGCGACCTTTGAAATGCCTGTGTGGCAGATGATCAGTATCGCTGTGACCATTCTCGGCGCCTTTGTCGGTGTGATGAAAATGCTCCTGGTGCAAATGGAGCGGCGCCTAGATCAACGGTTTGCCGTGGTCGACAAGGACAGTGAACGGCTGCGTCAGGTTGAGATCGGGCTAGAACGCCTGCGCGGAGAAATGCCTTTGAACTACGTCCGCCGCGAGGATTGGGTACGCAACCAATCCATTATCGAAGCCAAGCTCGACGGCCTGGCACTCAAGTTAGAAAACGTACAGCTCAAAGGACTACGTTGATGAACATCGATCCAGCCAAGGTGCGCCGGGAATCCCTGCGTTGGTACATCATTCTCACCCTCAACACGTCTCGGCCCGTTGATCCCCATGAAGCTGTGGTGCTGTCGACTATCCAGGGCATTTTCCCCGACGCCACCAGCTTGGAGCTACGGCGCGAACTGGACTATCTGGCCGACCGCCAGTTGGTCACGCTGAACAAGCAGCCAATCGGCGTATGGATTTGCGGCCTGACCCACTACGGCGTCGACATTGCCGAGTACACCATTCCCTGTAATCCAGGTATCGCACGACCAGAAAAATACTGGAGCTGACGCCATGCCCCCGCGCAGCAAAGTCGCCAGCCTGCCCAAGGCGGTAAAAAACTGGCTCGATAAGGCGTTGGCTGAAAACAATTTCAGCGACTACGAAGCCCTGGCCAACGAGCTGTCGAACCAGGGTTTTTCGATCAGCAAGTCGGCACTGCATCGTTACGGTCAGGACTTCGAGTCCAAGCTTTCCGCTTTGAAGATGGCCAGCGAGCAGGCCCGCGCTGTGGTGGCCGCTGCCCCAGATGAAGAAGGTGCCGTCAATGAAGCGTTGATGCGTCTGGTCCAGGAACACCTGTTCAAGCTGTTGATGAGTGATGGCGATCAAATGGACTTGCCCAAGGTGGCCAAGGCCGTCGCGGAACTGGGCAAGGCCTCGGTGGTGCAGAAGAAATGGCAGGCCGAGTGGCGGGAGAAGGTCGAAATAGCGGCGGCTCGCGTTGACAAAATCGCTAAGAAAGGCGGCATGACTCAGTCGACGGCTGATGAGATCCGGCGCGAAATCCTTGGGATGGCCTCATGAACAGTCAACGTATTGTCTGCCAGTTCAGTTGCGGCGCAGCGTCTGCAGTGGCCACGAAACTAGCGTTGACCCAGTACAGCGCCACTCACAACGTGCAAATTATTAACGCCTTTTTGGCCAATGAGCACGAAGATAATCGGCGGTTTCTGGAGGATTGTCAGGTATGGTTCGGCCAAGAAATCATCCAATTAAGGGATGAGAAATATAGCGCCGACATCATCCAGGTGTTTCGCCGCGAGCGATTCATGAAGGGCCGCAGCGGCGCTCCCTGCACCAAACTACTCAAACGGCGACTTCTCGATGCCTGGAAGCATCCCGGCGATGTCATGGTGTTTGGCTACACCGTAGAAGAGGCGGATCGGTTGGAGGACTTCCGCGACCGAAACCCTGATCGCCCCGTCCTCGCGCCACTGATTGACGCTGGGTTGAGCAAAGAAGACTGCAAGGCAATGATCCTCAGGGCTGGAATTGAGCTGCCCCTTATGTATCGCATGGGTTATGACAACGCGAACTGCATCGGCTGTGTGAAGGGCGGCGAAGGCTATTTCCGTGCCATTCGCGAAGACTTTCCTGACCAATTCGAGGTGCTATGCCAGGTTCAGGAGGAGCTGGGCTCGGGCTCATACCTGCACCGCAACCGGAAAACGGGCATCCGTTACTCGCTGCGCGATCTCCCACCAGGTGAGCCCCGTCGAAACGAGACTCTACCGGCCTGCTCGTTTTTTTGCGAAATGGCTGAGGCTGACATCAGCGGTGGCGAGCAATGAGCGTCCCTCTTATTCTGGACAGCACTGCCACCCTGGTTGCCCCAGCGGTGCTTCTCGACTACCAAAAAGAGTGGATCGGCATCCGTGCCCCACTCAAGGTCGGTGAGAAATCTCGGCGTATTGGTCTCACCTGGGCCGAGGCGGCAGATAACGTCTTGGTCGCAGCATCCGAAAAGTCGGCGGGAGGTCAGACCGTCTACTACCTGGGTTACAACCAGGACATGACCGTGGAGTACATTCAGGCGTGCGCCATGTGGGCGCGAGCTTACAACTATGCCGCTGAACAAATCGAAGAAGGCATCTGGCCCGACAGCGATCCAGACAAGCACATCAAGACTTACACCATCGGTTTTCCCAGCGGGCACCGCATCGTCGCGCTGACCAGTCGCCCATCCAACCTGCGAGGCCGTCAGGGTGTTGTCGTGATCGACGAAGCCGCGTTCCATCAGGACTTGGCCGAATTGCTAAAAGCTGCCCTGGCGCTGTTGATCTGGGGCGGCGAAGTGCATGTAATCAGCACCCACGATGGTACGGAAAACGCCTTCAACGAACTGATCAACGATATTCGAGCAGGCAAGCGCAAGGGCAAGCTGTTCCGCTGTTCGTTTCGTGAAGCTGTGGCCGATGGCCTTTACCACCGGGTTTGCCTGCGTAAAGGCATTGAGTACAAGCCTGACGAAGAAGCGGCCTGGGTTCAGGATGTATATGACTTCTACGGCGAAGCTGCTGAGGAAGAACTTGACTGCGTTCCCTCACAGGGCGGTGGCGCCTTTCTCAGTATGGCCCTGGTCGAAAAGCGCAGTAACCGCCACGTGCCGGTGCTGCGTCTGGCGTATCCGCAGGGTTACGAAACTATTGCCGAGCACCTGCGCCTTGCCGAATCACTGGAGTGGTGCGAGGAGCATTTGCTCCCGCTGCTATCGGCGATCCCTCTGGATGTTCAGAGTTTTTATGGCATGGACTTCGCTCGCTCCGGTGACCTCTCGGTCTTCTGGCCACTGCTTAAAGAGCAGAACCTACGCAAACGCACACCCTTTGTGGTCGAGTTGCGCAATGTCCCGTTCAAGCAACAGGCCCAAATCAAGTTCTACATCATTCGTCGCTTACCCAATTTCCTCAAGGGCGCCGACGATGCCAGGGGCAACGGCTCGCAGTTGTCGGAGGAAACAGCCATTGAGTTTGGGTTCAACCGCATTGAGCGGGTGATGCTCACCGAGGGCTGGTATCGCGACAACATGCCCCCGTTCAAGGCATCCCTGGAAGACGACACCTTCTACGACATCCCGGCCGACAAAGACGTGGCCAGCGACGTGCGCGCCTTTCGCATGGTCAGGGGCGTGGCCCGCATCCCGGAAAAGCGGACCAACGAGAAAGGCGAAAAGGCCGGACCTAAACGTCACGGCGACGCTGGTATCGCTGCAGTCCTGGCCGACTACGCGTCCCGCCAGGAAGTCGAGATCATCGAATATCACCGAGTCCAACCCGCATCCCAGCATGATCGCGAGATCCAGATCGGCGCCGGTTGGCGCTCCAAAAAAGGCATTTGGTAATGGCTGAATCCAAAATCGTCGACCAATACGGTCGACCGATCCAGTACGACAAGCTCACCGAGGAGTTGGCCGCTGCCCAAACCACCGGCATACGTCAGGTTTGGCATCAGTCGGTGGCCAGCGGCCTAACGCCTGGACGGCTCGCCGCCATCCTGCAGGGCGCCGCCGAGGGCAACGCCCACGATTACTTGACCCTTGCCGAGGAAATGGAAGAAAAAGATCTGCATTACGCCTCGGTGTTAGGTACCCGCAAACTGGCAATATCTGGCTTGGCCATTCGTGTCGAAGCCGCTAGCGACGACGCAGAGGACGTGCGCCGGGCTGACCAGCTCAAGGAAATAGTCGACTCTCCGGAGTTCGGTGAACTGCAGGCCGACCTGACCGACGCCATGGGTAAAGCCTATGCCGTCTCCGAAATCATGTGGGACCGCAGCGGCAAGACCTGGAATCCTGCGCGCTTTGAACCAAGGGACCAACGCTTCTTCCAGTTCGACCGCGACACCGGCCGGGAGCTGCGCCTGCTTGATGAGGCTGACATGGTCAACGGCGTGGCCTTGGCGCCTTACAAGTTCATTGTCCACCTGCCGCGCATCCGTTCTGGCCTTCCGATCCGGGGCGGCCTGGCACGCCTGGCAGCCGTGGGCTACATGTGCAAAGCCTGGACCTGGAAAGATTGGATGGGCTTCGCCGACATCTTCGGCATGCCCATGCGCGTTGGGCGATACGGACCAGGTGCCAGCAAGGACGATATTGCGACCCTCATGTCGGCGGTGGCCAACCTCGGCAGCGATGCTGCAGCTGTGATCCCGGACAGTATGCGTATCGACTTCACCCAAGCGGCCAATGTCGCCGGTGCCGGGGACTTTTTCAAAGGCCTGGCTGAGTGGTGGGATAAGCAGGTCAGCAAGGCGGTCGTCGGGCAGACGATGTCCACTGACGATGGCTCCAGCCAGGCCCAGGCGACAATCCACAACGAAGTACGGCTCGATCTGCTGCAGGCTGATGCCAAAGCCGAATCAAATACGCTGAACCGCTACTTTGTGCGGCCCTGGTGCGACCTGAACTTTGCACCAGGTCGAAATTATCCAAGGCTGATTATTGATGTGCCTCAGCCCGAAGATATAAAAATTCTAATCTCTGCCCTGGAGAAGCTGGTCCCGCTAGGGTTGAAGGTCGAACAGTCGGTCATTCGCGACAAGCTCAATCTCCCAGCTCCGGCTGCAGGTGCCGAGGTGCTGGGGGCACCTTCGGCTGTGCCTTCTAAGGTATTGGCTCAGGCGGCTAACAGTGAGCAGGCGCCCGCCAAGCCAAAGGTAGCGCCGGACATCGTGGATAACCAGGTGCGGACGATGGAGCGAGCGGTGGGGGTGTACATGGATGACATGGTCGAGCAGCTCAAAGAACTACTCGACACGGTCCATAGCCTGGAGGAATTTCGCGACCGGTTGATTGAAGCCTACCCGGCGATGACGACTAGCCAATTAGCCGATGCCATTGCTGATGGCCTAGCGGCTGCCAGCTTGGCTGGGCGGGATGACATTTTGAGAGGGCTTTAGGTTCTGCGTGCTTTCCCATCTGCCTTCAACTGGTTAAAGGCATTCTTATTCAGTTCAAGATTTTTAGTACCAATAATGACATTTACAGCAGATAGCTCTGCTACGGCGTGAATGCCTTCCGGGATATTTTGCATCACTCCCCTAATGTCGAGGCACTGGCATTGTTCAAAGCGGTACCAAATCGCTTTAACCATCATTTCGCTCCTTTGGCGTTGGATAGATAGCATGGCAGTATCACATGGTTCTCTCGCGTTCCAGGAACAGATCGACTACTTCCGTAGCAAGGTCGACCTGCCAACCCGCGCCTGGACGGACGTTTACGCCGCTGAGCATGACTACGCCTTTGTCGTGGCCGGTGCGGTAAAACGCGATCTGCTGACCGATCTACGCGGGGCGGTGGAAAGGTCCATCGCCAGCGGGACCACCCTGGAGCAGTTCCGCAAAGACTTTGACCAGGTCGTTGGCAAACATGGTTGGCAGTACCAGGGCGAGCGCGGTTGGCGTACCAATGTCATCTGGGAAACCAATCTGCGCCAGTCCTACAACGCTGGGCGCGAAGTCCAGATGGCAGACCCGGAATTGCGCAAGCGCCGCCCCTACGCGGTTTACCGCCATGGCGACAGCGCCCACCCACGCCCTATGCACTTGTCCTGGAATGGCATCACACTGCCGCTCGATGATCCTTGGTGGGAAACCCATACGCCGCAAAACGGCTGGGGCTGCAAGTGCAAGAAGTTCATGCTCTCGGCCAGGGACGTGGAGCGCCAGGGCCTGACGATTGGCCCGGCGCCCACCGTTGAGTGGGAGGATCGGGTTATTGGCACGAATAGCCCCAACGGCCCGCGCACTGTACGAGTACCTAAGGGGATTGATCCAGGCTTCGAATACTCACCAGGACAGTCCCGATTGGCGAACTCCGTGCCCCAGCTCCGCACCCGTGACCTTGTGCCTGCGCCGTCAGCAGTTCCGGCCCCTGGGCAAGGGTTGCCCAACCGCCAGCCGAGTGGCCCTTTACCGCAACCTCGCCCGGTACCAGCAAAGCGCCTGCTCCCTGCCAAAGTGCCTGCAGCGAATGCTGTAACCCAGTTCCTGGGCGAGTTTGGCGCCGCCGATGCGACACCTGCAGTATTCCGCGATGTGACGGGTGATGCCCTGGTCATCGGCCGGGAGATGTTCAGCGGTGCCAAAACCGGCGCAATAGCGTTGCCTCAGCAAATCAAAGCACGCGAACTCCTCTTGTTGGCCGAAGCCATCAAGACGCCCGACGAGATCTGGGCACGGCTGGAATGGCAATCCGACCAGGGCAAGGCGGTACTACGCCGCCGCTTCCTGGCGCACGTCCATGTAAAGGGTAAGGCCGAGCCTGCCGTGGCCGTGTTCGATCAGGGCGCGGACGGCTGGACCGGTGTCACCGGGTTTGTAGATGACAGTGAGCAGTACCTTGAGGCGTTGCGCCTGGGCGTTCTGCTTTATCGGCGTACCGAATAGGAGCAACACATGGCCGGTTCAATGCTTGAGGTATCCGTTGATACAACGTCGGTGGGCAAGAGCCTGGATGACCTGATCGAGCGCTTGGACGATCTGACGACGCCACTCAACGACATAGCCGAATACCTGCACCAATCCACGGATGACCGCTTTCGCCAGCAGGTCGCCCCGGACGGCTCGCCCTGGGCGCCGCTTGCGCCGTCGACCCTGGCCCGCAAGAAAGGTGGTCGCATCCTGCGTGAGAAAGGCACGCTGCAGGACACCCTGCGCCACAACGTCAGCAACAACGAACTGGCGTTTGGCACTGATCGTGTATACGGCGCTATCCACCAGTTGGGCGGCAAGATCGAGCATGCAGCCAGGTCACAGCAGGTCTACTTCCGTCAGGGGAAAGATGGATCGGTGGGCAATCGCTTTGTGAAAAAGAACAAATCCAACTTTTCCCAGTGGGCAACCCGAGGTGCAAGCTCTACGGAAATGCAGGCCCGGCCATATCTTGGCCTGTCTTCGGAGGATGAAACCGAGATCCTGGCCATCGTGGGCGATTACCTCACAGAAGGCTTTACAGGTTGATCGCCTGTAATCGTTTTTGCGGCGCGCTGAGCTGTTCGCGGTACATCCGCCGCCGATAGGGTTAGCAACAACCGTTAGACCCGCGTTAGATTGGCTCAGAATGCCAACCGCAACGCGCCCGTGAGACACGATTCCCCATTCTCTACGTATAGAATGGGCTGACGGTGTATCCCCCCAGGGGTGCAACACGGATTAAAACCTTACGCCGCGCCGAAACTCCCCGCCTTCGATAGCCCGCCGACACTGGCGGCATGAAAACTCAACTCGCCGTTAACTCCGAGATCTACAGCTCCGTCGAGCTTTCCGATGGGAAGGCGCCCGAGTGGGTCGAACTCATTCCCGCAGGCCCAACCGTTGTTGGCCGTGACGGCCGCACTTGGTTGTTCGACGACGTGGCCCATCAGTTCGTGCAAACCAACTTTTCCAGCCGGGCAATTGATTTGCCCATCGACTGGGAGCATGCCACCCAGCGCCGCGCCCCTCTTGGCCAGGAAGCACCGGCCGGTGCATGGATCAAACAGTTGGAGATACGCGACGGTGCTTTGTGGGGCCTGGCCGAATGGACGCCACGCGGCGAACTCCAGGTTGAAAACAAAGAGTACCGCTTCCTTTCCCCTGTTTTTGATTACGACGATGAGACCAAGCGCATCGTGCGCATGGTCAGCGCCGCCCTCACCAACATCCCCAACCTCGTCATGACCGCTCTCAACCAAGAGCAATTGGAGAATGTCCCTGTGAAACCCTCACCAGAGCTTTTAAAGCTGCTTGGTTTGCCTGAGACGGCGACCGCAGAACAGGTCTTTACGGCCACCACCGCCAAACTGAACGCTACTAACCAGGCACTCAACACCGAGTCGGGCAACCTGGAGCGGTTCGTGCCTCGCGCTGATTACAACGCGGTGGAGTCTCGCGCACTGAATGCCGAACAGGCACTCGCCGAGCACAAGAAAACAGAACACTCCAAGGCCGTCGACGCGGTCATTACTGCTGCCACTCAGGCCGGGAAGATCACCCCGGCGACCGTGGATTACCACCGCGCCATGTGCCAGGACGAAGCGGGCTTGACTCGTTTCAAAGACTTCGTGGATGCCGCGCCGGTTGTTGCTGACCCCACTGACCTGGGTGGCCGTAAACCCGAAAACATCAACACCGCACTCAACTCCGAAGAACAAGCCATGTGCCGCCAGCTGGGTGTTGATCCGGTCGAGTTCGCCAAAACCAAGCAGAGCGAGGTGTAACCCGTGCCGCTGACTCAAGATCGTAATACGCCGATGAAGGCCACCGAAGTGCTGGTGGTGCCCGTCGCCGCCAACGTCCGCATCTTCGCTGGCTCTCTGGTGGTCGCATCGGCCACCGGCTTTGCCGCACCTGGTTCGACTGCCCTCGGGTTGTCCTACCTGGGCCGCGCCGAGGAGTTTGTCGACAACCGAGGCGGCGCCGCTGGTGCTACTCAGGTCGAGATCCGCCATGGCAAAGCATTCCTTTGGGCCAATGACGGCACCGTCACCCAGGCACACCTGTTCAAGCCCGCTTACATCGTCGACGACGAAACCGTTGCGGCTGCTGATGCAGGCGGCACCCGATCTGCCGCTGGACGCATCGTCGGTATTGATGCCGACGGCGTATGGGTTGAGTAACTCCCTCTATATATAGGAGCGCATTGCGCATGTTAGTTAACAAAGCCTCGATTCAGATGGCCTTCGTTGCCCTGAAAACCCTGTTTAACAATGCCTTTGCGGCGGCGCCCAGCAATTGGGAAAAGATCGCCATGAAGGTGCCAAGCTCCACCGGCAGTAACATTTACGCCTGGTTGTCGGCGTTTCCAAGAATGCGCCGCTGGGTCGGCGAGAAGTTTGTTAAAAGCCTCAAAGCATTCAGCTACACCGTGGAAAACGAAGACTTCGAAGCCACTGTCGAGGTCGACCGCAACCACATTGAAGACGATCAGTTGGGCATCTACACGCCTCAGGCGCAGATGGCAGGGTTTTCAGCCAAGCAGTTGCCCGATGAAATCGTCTTTGAGCTGGTAAACGGTAGCTTTAGCAACCTGTGCTATGACGGGCAGTATTTCTTTGATACCGATCATCCTGTCGGCGCTGGCAGTGTGAGCAATAAGGGCACTGCCGTGCTCTCAATCGCCACGCAGGCAGCAGCAAAGGCCAGTTACGGTGCTGCACGTACAGCCATGCGTAAGTTCAAGGACGATGAGGGACGCCCTCTGGACGTAAACCCTAACATCCTCTTGGTTGGGCCTGGTCTGGAGGACACGGCCAAGGCGCTGCTGACTGCTGATCGCCTGGAAGACGGCAAGGTTAACCTCTACAAGGGCACCGCTGAGCTGGTTGTCTCGACTCGCATTACCTCCGACACGGCTTGGTTCCTGCTGGATGCCAGCAAGCCCGTTCGCCCCTTCATCTACCAAGAGCGTAAAGCGCCAGTCTTTGTTCAGCAGACTGATCCGGAAGCGGATGATGTCTTCAACCGCAAGAAATTCAAGTTCGGGGCAGAAGCACGGGCGGCCGGTGGTTATGGCTTCTGGCAACTGGCATTCGGTTCGACTGGCGAGGCCTAAGGGGGCGTCATGACGACTGTCATCGTTATTACGGCCAGGCGAAATGGCTTTCGTCGCTGCGGCGTCGGCCACTCCGACCAGCCGATTACCTGGCAACCGGGCGACTTCACGTCTGAGCAATGGCATGCCCTGGTCAAAGAGCCTCAGTTGATTGTCACCTGCGTGGAAGTAGATCTGGAGCCAGAGTGGGAGCCGCGCCATGCACTTACGTCGTCCACCGCGCTACCGGAAGCGTCCAACACCGCACAAAACGTTCAGTCGCAGACGCTTGAAGCAAACACTGCAACTCTGGGTGATGGAGTGCTTCTGTCCGTCGCCCCAGGTGCGGGCAATGTCGGACTTGATGCCCTCTGGGAAGATGCCCTCATGGAGGATCGGGCATATGAACTAGCCAAGGCGATAGAAGCGCCGGACGGCGAACTTGATTCTCTCTGGGAAGACGCCCTGAAAGAAGATCAGGAGCGTGAAGCGTCCAAGACACTGGCAGAGAAACCGCCCGCGAAACCTCGCAGAGCCAAGGCAGGTAAATAGTGAACCTCTCACTGCCATCCGCCAGCCAGCTACTTGTCCGCTTTGGCGCCCGCGACATCACGGAAGTGGCTGTCCCGGACACCGAGCGTGTTATCGAACCGGCGCTACTCGTGGCCGCTGCTGCTGGCGAGCCTTTGGACGAATGGCAGCCTGAGGACGTGGCCATCGCCGTTGCGACGCTGGCCAGGATCGCCGACGCCGTAACGCGGGCACGTAGTGAGGTGTCGTTTTACCTGCGGTTTCGCCCGGCCGGTGAGGATGCCCCTGAATGGGTGACTGCCGATCTGGCCGAGGTCGCCCGCTATCACCTGTACGACGATGCGGGCAAGGAAGAGTCGACCGTGCGCGTGCTCTACAAAGACGTGCTTAAGCGGCTGGAAACATTGGCCGCAGAGGACAAGGAACGTGGAGCTTCTGACGGCGGCGAGTCTCGCCTGCAGATCAGCCACCAGCCTCGTCTGATGAGCCGTACCACGTTGAGGAACTTGTAATGCTGGGCGAGCTGGAGGACTTGATTGTGGCTCGCCTGAGGGAGCTGGTTCCGAAGGTCCACCGCCTTACCGTTGACAGCTACGGCGGTGAACTGGGCGACCCGGACTTGCTAGACGGCTTACTCAAGCGCTGCCCGGCCGTGCTGCTGATGGTGCCAAGGGCCGTGTTTCGTAAGCGCAGTCAAAGCCGTTACGGCGTTCCGATCACGTTTCGCCTGGTGATCGTTACGCGTCATCCACGCGGTGAACGGGAGACCAGGCGCGGGACAACTGCCACAGACATTGGCAGCTATGCGCTTTGGGAGGCCTGCATGCACCAGCTTGTGGACTGGCAACCCTGGCCGGATCGAGCACGCATTGAGCCAACGGAGTTATCCAACCTGGTTAACGGCAAGTTTCAAAGCGATTACATGTCGGTCCTGGGGCAATCGTTTTCGATTGAGTTGGATTGGACCAAGCCAGAGCAGGACCTGCCGGACCTGGAAGGCATCGACATGGTTTACGTACAACCTGGTCAACCTGAACCGGTTGCCAGCGACATCATTAATCTGGAGGGACTGTAATGCTCGTCACCGCCGCACCCGGCCACATGGTCCCGATAGAGGGTGATCCCCGTAAACACATCGAGCCAGGCCAAGATCCCGTCGAGGTGCTGAACACCTCTTACTACCGTCGTCGCATTGCCGCAGGCGAGCTGTTACTCAGCAAGGGCCGCAGCAGTGCCAAAAAGACCACACAGGAGCCTGCCGAATGAGCATTGCCTTCGACACTATCCCAGCCTCTATCCGTAAGCCGGGCGCTTATTTTGAGTTCAACACCAGCCTGGCCGTCAGGAGCCTGCCAACCAACGCGCAAAGCATTTGTTTGATCGTGCCGCTGGGCGCTGGCGCCACCCTTGCAGCCAATGTTCCAACTCAGGTCTACAGTGCGGCCGAGGCCAAAACCTTGGCCGGGGCGGTCGCCGCCGAAATGGTGGATGCCGCCATCAAGGCCTACCGCTATGTGGCTATCTCGATAGTCGGTGTCGTCGTCCAAGGTGATGCGGAGCCCGACATTGCGCTTGCGTTGGATGCTACGGCCCTGGGTGGATTCACCATCCTAGTACCGGCGTGGTTCAGTGCAACAGCAATGACGGCTCTTAGGACTCACATCGACACCTACACAGACTCCATTGAGCAACAAAGCATTATTGGTGTTGGCGCGGTGGTTTCGACCCTGTCATCGTCGATTGCACTGGCTGCCGCACTTAATGCGGGAGCGATCAGCGTCGCACTATTGCCAGGAACCACTTCAACCGCACGCCAGGTTGCAGCGGCATACGCCGCAGTCATCGCATCCGAGGAAGACCCGGCACGGCCACTTAACACTTTAGTTTTGACTGGTATCAACGCCCCGGCGATTAATAGCCGCCTCGGCCGCACCGAGCAGGAAACCGCACTGGCTAACGGTGTAACCCCGCTGGAAGTGGCCGCTGGTGATGTCGTTCAGATTGTTCGAGCGATCAGCACTTACACGAAGTCGGCTGCAGGGGCCGATGACGAGTCGATGCTCGATCTGACCACCATGCGCACCTTTTACTACGTGCGCACCGCATGCCGGACACGTATCAGACTCCGATACCCTCGCTCGAAACTTTCCAGCAAGACCCCGCCGGCTGTTCGTGGCGAGCTGCTGGACGTTCTCAAAAAGCTGGAAGAGCTGGAGATCGTCGAAGAGGTCGACGCCAATGCCCCAGGTTTGGTAGTCGAGCGTTCAACTCAAAGCGCAAGCCGCCTCAACTCCAGCATCCCCGCCGATGTCGTCAACGGTCTGCACGTGTTCGCTGGCCGTATCGACTTGATCTTGTAAGAGGTGACATTAGATGTCTGATACCTATGTAGGGTTAATCGTAATGGAGCTGAACGGCACCGATTACGAAGTAACCAGCCTGGAGCCCACGCTCAAAACCGGTCGCACCATCGTCAAAACGATGAACCGTACCGGTAAACCGCTGGGCACGGCCAAGGGTATGGAGGAACACGATCTGCGTATCTCCGTAGCCATTCCGAAAACTGGGGAGCCCAATTGGCGTGCCCTGGTTGACGCGAAAATCACTATCTATCCGCAGGAAGGTGGTGGAAAGCGCGAGACCTGGACTGGTTGCTCCTTGGTCGAGATGGGTAGCAAGTACCAGGTCGAAGGCGAAGCCACTCGCGACCTGACTGTCAGCGCTTTGAGCTACTACGAGGAGTGATGCTGTGAGTCAGATCGAAAAAAAATGGGAAGGCCTGACCATCACGAGGGCATTGGGTATCGGTGTGTTTTACGCAGGCACTTTTCATAAAGCGTTCACGCTGCGTGTAGGCATGACCGGCGACCTGATCAAGGCCCAGGAGCAGCACCCCAACGGGCCGCTTCAGTTGGTGACACTGGAGGTCTACCGTAATCAGCTCTTGTCGGTTGGTGACATTCCTATTGAGGCACTGACCACCGATCTGCTGCGCGAGTCGCTGGCCGAATCGAACCTGGCGTTGATCGCTGAAGCGGATGAAGAACTGGAAAAAAAGCTCATGCCGCCGAGCGCGGCATCGCCGACTGGCGACGCATCGAGCACGTCCTCGTCCGGCACGGATACCGATTAGAGGAAATCTGGCGCATGTCGAAAGCAGAGGTCGAGAAC